AATGTGAGTTTTTAATTCAGTCTTGGGACACCGCATTCCTTAAAACAGAACGAGCCGACTATTCGGCTTGCACCACATGGGGTGTATTCTATATGGATGATCAGGAGGGCATGATGGCTCCTAATTTAATCCTACTCGATGCGTTTAAGGAACGAATGGAGTTTCCCGAACTGAAGAAAGTGGCGTATAAGACATGGCAGAAGTATGAACCCGATGCGTTCATTGTCGAGTCGAAAGCCGCAGGAACGCCTCTGATCTTTGAATTAAGATCAATGGGGATTCCGGTTTCTGAGTTTAGTCCCTCCAGAGGCAACGATAAGATCGCCAGAGTGAATGCAGTCGCTGATTTGTTTGCAAATGGTATTGTTTGGGCACCAGAGACAAGATGGGCAGATGAAGTGATCGAAGAGTTTGCTTCCTTCCCAAACGCAGAGCATGACGATTTAGTGGATTCTAGTACGCAAGCTCTGTTAAGATTTAGACAAGGTGGTTTTGTCAGTCTATATACTGATGAGGAAGATGAACCTTTTTATCCAAGTAAAGCAGAGTATTATTAATTATGGCAATTGAAAGAACAACACCAGCAACTCCAATTGAAGGAGAACTAGAAGCAGGCATAGAGGTTGATATTACTGCTGCTAATGGGGCAGAAATGACCGAAGATGGCGGCATGATCATTGATTTTGATCCTGATGCCATTGACCCAAGCGGAGACTTCTTTGCTAACTTGGCAGATGAAATGTCTGAAGATGCTTTAAAAAAGCTAGGCACAGAACTTATCGGACAGTATCAGGGAGATCGTGATTCCAGAAACGAATGGGAAGAAACCTATATTAAAGGACTAGACCAGTTGGGATTAAAGATTGAAGATCGAACCCTACCTTGGCCCGGAGCGTGTGGGGTGTTTCATCCGATGTTGACAGAGGCGGTGGTTAGATTCCAAAGTCAAGCAATTACCGAGATATTTCCAGCATCCGGACCTGTCAATACTAAGATTTTAGGTCTGGCAACCCCTGAAAAAGAACAACAAGGCAAAAGAGTTCAAGATTACATGAACTATTTGCTAACTGATAAGATGAGTGAGTACCGAACCGAGACTGAGAAACTATTGTTTTCTCTGCCTCTAGCGGGTTCAGCTTTTAGAAAAGTTTATTTTGATCCGAACATGGACAGACCTTGTGCAATTTTTGTCCCTGCTGAGGATTTTATAGTGTCTTATGGTGCTACTGATCTGCAAATGGCAGAACGAGCCACACATATCATGAAGAAAAACGCGAATGATGTGCGTAAATTACAGGTATCGGGCTTTTATAGAGATATTGATTTACCTGATCCATCGCCCGATCCAGACGATATTCGTAAGAAATACGATGAATTAACAGGCGATAGCTCTACTTATGACTTCGATAATCGTTATACCTTATTGGAAATGATGGTTAATTTAGACCTTGAGGGTTTTGAAGACACTGATGAGTCTGGTGAGCCAACAGGTATAGCATTACCTTATGTGGTCACTATTGACACTTCAAGCAATAATATCCTTGCAATTCGTAGAAATTGGTACGAAGAAGACGATAATCATATGATGCGACAGCATTTTGCACACTATCAATACTTACCCGGAATTGGTTTTTATGGGTTTGGATTGGTGCATTTGATTGGTGGCTTGGCAAAATCTGCCACCTCATTGCTCAGACAGTTAGTGGATGCAGGTACATTGTCGAATTTACCGGGCGGTTTGAAGTCCAGAGGGCTTAGAATTAAAGGCGATGACACGCCAATTATGCCGGGTGAGTTTAGAGATGTTGATATACCCGGTGGAGCGATCAGAGATAATATTACCTTCCTGCCTTACAAAGAACCATCGGCAACGCTGTATCAGTTATTAGGAAACATTGTAGAAGAGGGCAGAAGATTTACCAGTGCATCTGATATGAATGTAGCGGATATGAAACAGGAAGCACCAGTCGGAACCACTCTGGCTATTTTGGAAAGAGCCATGAAAGTTATGAGCGCTATTCAATCCAGACTTCATGCGTCAATGAAACAAGAGTTTAACATTCTGGTGAACGTGATTAGAGACTTTACTTCTCCATCTTATCCTTATGAGGTCGAGCCTGATGCAGATATTAAGGCAGAAGATTTTGATGATCGTATAGATGTGTTACCTGTCTCCGATCCTAATGCAGCTACTATGTCTCAACGAATTATGCAGTATCAAGCGGCATTACAATTGGCACAACAATCGCCACAGATTTATAATTTACCTGAGCTACATCGGCAAATGCTGGATACGCTAGGCATTAGAGATGCCGATAAGATTATACCATTGGGTGATGATATTAAGCCTGCTGATCCAGTCAGTGAGAACATGAGTATGTTGAATGGCGAGCCAGTTCAAGCCTTTGAATACCAAGATCATGAGGCTCATATTAGAGTTCATATGAGTGCAATACAAGACCCAGAGTTAGCTCAAATGGGCGCAAACAACCCAGAAGGGATGCAATTATTACAAGCCGCATTGGAATCTCATGTGAGAGAACATTTAGCCTTCCAGTATCGTGATGAAATTGAAATGGAGTTGGGTGTTGAATTGCCGCCTTTGGGAGAGCCTTTACCAGAAGATATCGAGAAACGATTATCTGCAATGGTTGCCGAAGCTGCGGAAAGATTGTTACAGAAACACCAAAGGGAAGTAGAGCAGCAACGCATACAAGAACAAATGCAAGACCCATTGGTTCAAGCCAAAATGCGAGAGTTGGACATCAAAGAATCAGAAGTACAGCGTAAAGCACAGGCTGATATGATTGATGCACAAATTGATATGCAAAAGTCTCAAAGTCGTGATGCTATTGAGATGGAGCGTATTCGCTCTCAAGAAAAGATTGCCGAATCCAGTGTGGAACAAAAATTGGTTAGTGATATTATTGATGCTCAGGTTGAAGGCGAAAAGATTGACAGTGAAGAAGCACAGAAAGCCGCAGAGATTGCATCAAGGCTTGCATCTGATATAACATCTGATAATAATAATGGCTAGAGAAGATTTTACAGGCGACACGCTGATTGAAAAATTCAAATCAAGATTGCGTGATCTGATGAACGATAGAGCAGATAATATCGCCACAGGAAGTTGTGCCAGTTTTGATGAATATAAACATCAATCTGGTGTGATCGAGGGTTTAGCCCTCGCAGAGCGTGAACTCTTGGATATAATTCAAGAATTAGAACGACTCTAAAACGACATAATGTCGCAAGGGAAACTCGGAACCCTTTAATAATTCCGTGCAAAGAGGTGGTCATGACAACTGCACTCGATATAGAAAGAAAAAAGCATGAGGCAACACAGTTGCCAGAACCCACAGGATATAGAATCCTAATAGCAATCCCAGAAAAAGAAGAAAAGACCGAAGGTGGTATCATCAAGGCGGAAGAAACAATCCGTCATGAAGAAGTTTCCACTATTACAGGCTTTGTATTAAAACTGGGACCAGATTGTTACAAAGATGAGAGTCGATTCCCAACTGGACCTTGGTGCGAACAAGGTGATTTTGTTGTGTTTCGATCATTTAGTGGCACTCGTATTAAGATTTATGGGAAAGAATTTCGTATCATTAATGATGATAGTGTCGAAGCGGTGGTTGACGATCCCAGAGGTATAGAAAAAGTATGAGCGATACAAACGAAAACTCAACTATGAGTACAGAACAGAAATTCTTAGGTGTAACATCGAAAATTGGTTCTAAACCAGATGAAGTCGTTGAACCCGAAGGCGAAATAGATATTGAAATCATTGATGATGTAGAGGAAAAGCCAGAGAAGAAGGATAAGGTTTTTGCCGAAGATGTAAAAAAAGATAAGGAGGTTGATGAAGAAATTTTGAATGTTGATAAAGGCGTTCAGAAAAGAATTGATCAATTAACTGCAAAACATCATGAAGAAAGACGACAAAAAGAACAAGCTGCAAAACTTCGGGATGAAGCAATTGTTTATGCACAACGAGTCAAGTCAGAAAATGATCGTTTAAATAGACTTGTTTCTGATGGACAGCAATATTTAGGCAAACAAGCTGAAGAAAGAGCAGGGTTTGCTAAAATAGCTGCACAACAAAAATACAAAGAGGCTTATGAACAAGGCAATACAGATGAAATGGTTGCTGCTCAAGATGCATTAACGAGAGCAACTATGGATGCTGCTAGTGCAGAACAGTTTAATGCTAGAATACCAGAAGAACTGTTTATGCAACAGCAGCAAGAACAACAGTTTATACCTCAACAACAAACACCACCAAGACCTGACGACA